CGTGCAGGCCCTGCCAGCCAATGACGAGATATCAAGAGACAATAAACTTATATACCGCATCGACACGCCCACGCAGTCGGGAAAAGCTACTGTCGACCTTGCACGCATGGCGCCTTGGGATCAATATACATACGAGGAACTAACACTCATTGTAAAAGAGAAATTTGCCGGCCTTGTAGCTGGCGATATCATTGCGATTACGTCGAGCTATATTTATGGATTCAATGAGGCGACAGGAAAAACTTATCTAGGTCGCAGAGCTATGATTCTCGGTGTTCGATGGCTACCCAATCGATCTCGATGTATACTCAGTATAGGAGTATTGTCTAAATGATAGTGATACAAGAAAACGGCGAAAGGCCCGAGATCCTCGATAGGGTTGAGGCTTTGGGCTTTGTTGTCTTTGACAGCGGGCTTGATTATGATCTCAATATTATAGGCGAGCGCAATCCGGAGGGTGAGGCCGATAAATTCGACGACTGGATACACGTAATTTATCGTGTTCGTGGCGTTTGGAATTGGCATGCGTACGCTTGTACAACCGACGCCGGCATGTACTATCTGAAAAGCTACAATATGCCGTCCGGAACGGCTATCCTTTGCCATCCGCAACAAATGCGCGGCGTCTACTCGCTAGACCTGCATAAAGCGCGATATGAGGCGCTCTGCCAGCGAAATGGGACGGTTGATGTGTGGAGGGATCGCAATCGTGATCATATACATGATATGATGGGCGATATCGACACAGGATACTTCGGAATAAACATACATAAAGCCGGAAAGAACAGCGTTATCGTTGGCAAGTGGAGCGCGGGCTGTACTGTAATACAGCACCAAGACGATTTCGACGAGTTTATTAAGTTATGCAAAATGCAGGTCAAGCACAATAATTTCGATACGTTTACATATACGCTGATCCTCGGGAAATGACATGGCCGAAACTCAATTAATCGAGCTATTGATCAATGGCGGAGCGAATGCCGCATTTGCTGGCTTTTTGCTCTGGCAATTCTTCTATCAACAGAAGAGGCTAGATGCACGAGACAAGCGCAGCGAGTCCCGCGAGGATAGCTTGCGAGAGCGATACGAGAAAGACCAGACACAATTACGATCGAGATATGACGATGTGATTAGAATGTATCAAGACAAGGAGGAAAAAACGCGAGAGTCGATCGTCAATGAGATATCTAAATTAGATACGCAAATGGATCAAGTAGAAAAGAAAGTAGACGAACTATCAAGCCGTTTATTATCCCTATCCGAGGCCGTGCAAGAGTTAAAATTGCGCGAGATCGCCCGATCCCAACTCAATGGCATTGCACCGCCGCCGCAAATATGATACCTCTATATTGACTAATTTAATTGTTAGTCAGCTTCGTTGTTTGGGGCCGAACTTGTCATTCGGCCCCTTTTCTTTTTTAGAAATATTAATTATTAGCTTGATTACCTATGCACATAGCTATATAATAGATATATAAACAACAACAAACGGAGTAAAAAATGACTATTAGAAAAAATTGGGAATGGACGATTCGCGAGAATGTAGACGAATGGGGGGATTGTGATAACCTCGACTTCTTTGATATCGATGAGCTAGAGCAGGCACTCGAAGCGCTACGGTCTGGCGACGAGCTACAACTTTACCTCAGAGAGCTAGACCGATACGGCGATCTACTCGAGGCCGATTATGCCACTGTGGATCTTGAGACAATGACTCTCCCTGAGTGGATGGACGGCGGATCGACTATCCCCAAATACATTCGAAAGCAACTAAAATAAAACAACGGAGCACAAAATGCAACACATCGAAAATCTAGACGATCTTCTTGATCACATCATGAGCAACGACATAGACGATCAAACAATGAGCGACCTACCTACATTCGGCGGCGATATACCATCCGATACAACTCACATATGGAGTTGGGACGAGGAGCGCTTGCTTGTCGGCACTTGCTCGACCGACTATGGCATCATGACGCGCAAAGAGTGGAGCGAGCTATGAGATCACTATTTGACAGCATTCTTATCTTCTGCGCCATCTCAGGCACTCTATATCTATCTCTCTATCTGATCAAGGTGTTACATGTATAAAGTAACTGTATTTTTTGAAAGCGGAACGAGCCGAACGAGATTCTCGCAAACTCTAGCTATGGCTAGATGTGTCAAGAATTCAGAATGCAAAAAAAGGCCTTGCTATTTCTGGGTGATTATGCTCGGAAATGATATAATCGAGCATGCCTAGAGCGGGAATCTCAGGCGGGTAAAATGTTGAAAGGGAAAAAGGCCGATCTGTAATAGATCGGCCTTTTATTGTTCAAGGAACAATTGAGGGGAAATTAAGCTACGTAACGAATCGCTACCTTGTCGCCATTGTCAAGATTTGCTCCAAAAGTGATTTTTCCAACAGAGCCCGCTCCGGTGTTATCAATTTTGAAGTTGTCTTTAGCGTCCGGACTGGTTTTGTAATCCATAACCAAACCGTTAACTGTAACAACAAACGACTGTCCAAGATTTGCCTTGATTCCACGAGCAAGATCAAATCCAGCGGTCGAGCCGTTAGCACTGAAAGACTCGTAATATCCTTGATATCCAAGTTTTCCAGTTGTGATAGTATTATCGAGCATTAACACGCTATCAATAGAGCCTGCTTTGATAGACAGATTGTTTCCGGCAGCCTCAAGAACACCACTATCCAACAACAACTTTCCAGCGGCAATACTGCCGGCCAATTGTGCGTTTGTGATAGTACCAGTCAATGAGCTAGTAGGATATGCAGTTGCATCGCTAAGATTGAATGCTGGGGTTGCATCCGAAGCGCCCAAAGCAAGAGAAACACCACCGAAAGACACGCTTGAATTTGCAAGTTTTGCATTGGCAATTGAGCCGGCAAGTTGCGCGTTCGTGATTGTCCCGACTAAAGAGCTAGTAGGATACGCAGTTGCATCGGAAAGATCGAATGCTGGGGTTGCATCGCTGCCACCCAACGACAAAGATATGCCACCGAAGGATACAGAGCTATTTGCCAATCGAGCATTTGCCACAGAGCCGTTTTTCAATGCTCCACTGATAGCGCCGCCGGAGTAGCTGAGATCAAACTCAGAGCTATCAGTTACGCTAATGCTTGCTTGTGCGCGGGCTGTGCTGAAATACTGATTAGTAGATCCCTCGCTCAATGCGTCCGTATCACTAGCGCCAAGAATAGCCGCGGCTGTAATAGATCCGCCGAGTGAGGTCGAAGCGCCGGCGATTGTGATCGCACTGTTAGCCAATCGAGCATTTGCCACAGAGCCGTTTTTGAGTGCTCCACTGATAGCGCCTTCAGAGTAAGATAGATCAAACTCAGAACTATCAGTTACGCTGATACTGGCTTGTGCGCGGGCTGTTGTGAAATACTGATTACTTCCCTCTGGAAGAGATGAAGTTGAGGATTGCCCAAGAATAGTGTTGGCTGCGATTGATCCACCTAAAGAGATGGATTGTCCTGCGATACTCATTGATGAGTTGGCAAGCATTGCATTTGTAACACCGGACGATTTAATTCTAAGTGCATCGGATGCAACTTCGATTGATGAATTATCAACCAAAACATTTAAAGTATTGCCTACCTTGCCCAGCGCATCGCCGGCAGTGATGTTTCCAGCGCCCGAGAATTGGACCCAAACAAGATCAGCAAAATCGACTGGAGCGTCTGCAGTTTGCACAAAACCCTCGTCGCCGCTTGTTCCCGCTTTGATGAATATTGCAGCGCCAACCATCTCAGAAACTGGATTGGCATCGGCGGCGCGAGTCATAGCTGAGCCACTACCATTATATACGTAAATTCCGTTTTCAGTAGCTGTTGATTGGCCTGTTAGAAGTACACGATCGTTCGCGGCCATAGTAACACCGTCAATAGCAGCCGGAGCGCTAGAAACACTGATATTCGTGCCACCCTTGACACGACAAGCATCTTTCCAATGGACGCCCTGAATGGCGCTGTCTACGTAGCTTTTGTTAGCGGCGTGATTGGCTGATGATGGAGCGGCAACTGAAACAGTTCCCGAGGTGAAATCGAAAGCGTCCGAAAGGACGAGTTTGGCGGCTGTTACGGTACTATCCATAATTTGCCGACCGCGAATTTGTACGCTCATAGCATACTCCTGTGATTGTGGGGGTTAAGCTGTGTCTTTTTCATAGTCAACAAGGACCTTGTCTCCTGAAAGCGGCGCGAAGTCGAACACAACGGCAGATCGTTGTGGATTTTCGTGTACTTCATCGCCAATAATTTGTCTTACACCATTATAATACACACGAATCTTATTAGTCACGTAATTATTTGACGTTGAGAATGTTACATTTTGCCCATTAATCTGTGATGTTAGATTCTCTGTAATCTCCGATCCGCTACTGCTCGGAGATGGAAGCGTGCCACCGTCATCATTAAATATCTTTGACACAGCCATTATTTATTATCTCCCCATGTGATTTCCACGAAATCGACATCTAACGAGCCATTATTGACGTGTATCCATATGTAGAATTGATCATTCTCTTCGAGGCCTGCAAAGCAATTGAGCGCCCAACAGGCCGTACCTTTTGTTGCTGTTGTTAGTCCATTAAAAATACTTGATGCTGTGTCCGTTACGATGCACTCATCGCCAGCTAGATCGCGGCATATGCGGATCGTAGCTGTCGTTGCACTTGATATATTACTGAACTGTCCAACAATCAATGAGACGTAACCTCGATACGCTGCCGACGGCGGAAACATACCCATGTCAACTGTCAGAACCTTAGATACATCGAATGAAGTTCCTATACCCGTTTGTCCTGCGCTATTTACTACTCGGACGATCATAAGAGCCCCCTAATTTTCCTTATCATTTGTTGCAATTTCAATCGTGCTATAAATCGTTGTGACGGTGGCGCCATACATTTTATTATCTTGGCGCAGTCCTCACAATCGGAGAGTGCACTATGTGCTCTTCTGCGCTTCCAGCCAAGGAACTCGCATATGTCATCCAGTCGCATCGAATGAAGGCCATATGGCGCCAATACAGCGCGGCAAAGATCTCTTGTATCGAGGTATGGAGAGCTAAGTTTTAGCTTGATCTCATGCTCGTGTCCAAACGCCTCTATAAATCGCCGATCAAAATATAGATTGTGCCCTACACTGATCCCGTCTTTATGACGTGTCAAGAATAAATCGATCAAGCTAGCGGCCCGATCAACACCGACCGAATCCCTCCAAGCATATTTTGAATAGCCATTCACTTTAAAAGCTTCCTCGCTAGCTTGCTCCGGCCGCACGGGGTGCCATTTGATTTCGATGCTGTCCACAATCACATGATCGATCATGACGATTGCGCCGAATGCGATCATTTCGTGGATCTCGTGATCGAGGCCCGTTGTCTCTGTGTCAATGATAATATATTTTTTCATTTTGTTGATATCTCCGTTGTAATGATATAGTATACGTATAGAGAATAATGATATCGTTACTCTCTATCTATCATAACAACGAGGACAATGATATGGGAAAAAAACAGCATTTTGCAATTGTGCCAGACAAGCTCATTGCAAAAAGAGATCCGAAGCGCCTGCAAATCTATTGCGATTTGTACATGCTCGAAGTCTCAAACCAGAACTACAATTTAAGGCATTTTGCGAAAGATAAAAAGATTTCTTACAACATCGCATATTCACTTTTGAGGATCGTTCGAGAAGTTCTAGGGAATAGCCGGAATAAAAAAGATTCAAACAAACAATCAAAAGATTCTCACAAAAAAAATACAAAAAATAATCGCCACGATGTCGAGGAACACGAGGTCGAGCAATTAAAAAATACAAAAAATAAACAAAAAGTTAAAAATAACCAACAAACAAACGACAAACAGGCACAATATCACGTCGAACCGCAGGGCATTTCCGACGCCCTAAAATTAGAATTAGAATTAGAATTAGAAACTAACGAACGAACGAACGGGCGAAATATTCTTTCTCGCTCTGAATTGATGGCGATGAGGGAATCAGATCGCAATGAATATGTATCGCGCAATTACGATGCACTGAAAAAAGCAGGGATTATTTAAAATAATGCTTGACTTTATCTATAAGCATAGATAATCTATGTACATAGACAACAACAACGGAGAACAACAATGATGAATAGAGAAACCTGCCGCAAATTCCTTTCCTTTCTACAAGATCACTACAACAAGAACAACTTTTGGCGCAATACCTCTTTAGAGCACTATGAGGAGGTATTTAAGAATGTCCCGCGCAATTATCTCGAGAACTGCTTTAATCAATACCTGCAAAAGCACATGCCGCAATTCCTTCCTACATTGACAGCTATCCAAGGATTTGTCAAAGCACAGCCGAATTGCAGAGAGTCATGGTTCCTGAGCGAGAAAAGCTTGTATTGCAAGCATTGCAGGACCGACGAGCATGGACTTGAAGGCTCTTATCGTGTCGTTTGGGCGCGATTCTACTCTCCGAAGAAAAGAGAGGATATCAATCTAACTCTATCAGCTAGATGCACTGATCATCAATGCGAAGCCA